AACCAGCCAGCGCGGAGCCTTCTCAAGCAGCCAGCTTCTAAATTGCATCCACTTCGGGTTTTCCTCTCCGTAAACCTCGCGGGCAACCCAGCATCCGATTGGAATGGTTCCGCCAAAGCTAAACATACTCCCCAGGCCGCTGGCGATATTGCCAAAGGCTTGGGACGGGCTGGTGTAGGAACGTGAGATCGCACCCACCTGGCTCCCGTACATCGACGCCGCAGCGTTCTGCATGGTGTTGTAGATCGAGGCTGAAGTCTGCGCCCCCTCCAGACCGGCGTTGGGGTTGACGAACTGGAAGGGATTGGTGGCGTAGCTGGCGGTGTTAAAGCCGCCCGCCTGACCCACATTGGCGGCGATGTAGTTATTAAACGCCGCGTTCTTGTTGGCAACGTACTGGTTGGCAATATTGTAGGGATTGGCGCCACCGGCCAGAAACTCGTTGGCCGCGCCCAAGCGGGAAAGGTTAAGCGATTGGCGCAGCGCGGTGTCACGGGCGGCTTGGTCGCCACGACTCATGCCGGAGCCAAGGAAAGAAGCCGCCGCACCATATCTCTGCGCCTTGCGTTGCTCGCCCAAAAGACCCGTCTGCATAGCCTCCTCGACCGCCGGAGCCACGCCAAAGATGTTGCCACGGGCGGTCTGCGCCCCCCGCGCCGCCTGCTCCACGTCGCGCCTGACCGATTCGTCCAAAGTTGAACCCAGCCGAAGCTGGTTTATGGCCTCGTCCTCGATCATTCCGCGCATGGCCTCAGTGCGCTCGTCCTGGGTCGCACCCAGCGGGGTGTCGATCATCGACTTGTAGGCACCCTGCAAACTGCGGGAGGTGGAAAGGTAGTTGGGGTCGATTAGGTTAATCTGGTCAAGGGCGTTCTGTTCGGGCAGCGAGATGATCTTTCGGTACTGCGTCCTGTCGTTTTCCGTGACCGTGAATCCCTTGGTTTTAAGCGCATTGGCCTTGGTCAGCGTGTCGTTGAGCGAGGCTAGGTCGGTTGTGACCTCGTTAATCTGCTTTTGGATGGCGATAAAATTTGCATCCCCAGGCTGGGCGTAAGCCTGCTTGGCGCGAAGGTCGGCCAGCCGGGTGTTGGCGGCGGCGATGGCCGAATTTGAATCGGAAATGGCTCGGTCGTTGACGCGGTTGTATTCGGCAAGAATGGCGTTATCCACCTCGTTGGCGGGTGCGTCCTTGCCGACAGGGGTTGCCGTTCCGAAAAGATTGTTGGCCGAAAGGTTGGAAACGGTGCCAGCAAGCCCGGACGGAGTGCCTGCCGCACCGCCTCCCGTGGCTGTGGTTGCGCCCGTGGTCAGGTTGGCCGCGTCGCCCAGAGCCGGGGAGGGAGAGCCGGAGCCAAGGGCGGCGGCGGCTCCGAGGCTTCCAATGTTAACATCGTTAAAGTTTAACCCTTGCGCCGCCTCGAAAATGCGCGGAGCGCCTTGGCGGATCTGCATGGTAAGATCCAAAAGGCCGCGTCGATCAATGTCTAACAACTCCTTGTATCTCTTTTGTTCGCTTCTGCTTGCTTTTGAAAGATTGTCCTCAGACTGTTTTTCCCTTGCCCTTGCCGTGTCCAGCGCATTAAGGGCATCTTCGGCTCCCTTGATTGTATCCAAAAGATTCTGAGCAGAAGCGCCCGTGGCCTCGGACTTGTAAAGCCGAACTTGTCTGCCCGCCTCGCGCAACGTGGCCCTGTCGGTGTCATTGAGGGTGTCAACCCCGGCGCGGATCGCCTGATCCACGGCGGCCTGGTATCTCTGGGCGGCCTCAATAAAATTGGCTGGCCTGCCGGATGCCTGGGAAATCTTTGGCTGGTTATAATCGTAATCGGCTCTGGCCTGGTCAATGGCATAGGTGTTGTTGGGAACATTTACATAGACGGGTTTCCCATCTTTGAAGACTTTTTTCCCATTAACAACCTGCTGAACCTTGGTGCTGCTGGTGACTTTGTATGAATTTGGATCCAGCCCGTACACGTCCCGAATGACGGCTTCCTGCGCCTTAAATTCGCTGGGTTTGTTTTTGTCAAAAATCTTGGTTAGATCGGTGACGCCAAGCTGCTTGTACTTGATGGCGTGATCGACGTTGGCCTTGGCGTAGTTGCTGCCAAGAAGTATGGAATTGGTATAATCCAGCCCTTGCGATCTGACCACCGCCCCTTGGTTGGCTGTGGTAAAATTATATCCGCCCTTCTTAAACACCTCGGCGTCTAAGCCAAGCCCCTCTGAAATATATGCCCGCCTTAAATTGCCTATCTTGCTATTGTCTAGGGAGTAATTACCCCTGTTGTCTTTTTTTAGGTAAGTATCAAGATTTGCAACTCTTCCGATTGCCTCTGGGGTTCCCTTTTGGCCACCAAGCCATTTTTTTACCGACTCAATTCCCGCCGCCTTTTTTTGTTCGTCGGTTGGTGGTGTTCTGGCGGACATATTACCCCGTCCTTCCAGTTGCCCCGGCCAGGTAGTTGGTCGGCGGCAATCCGGCGTTCATGGCCACGTTGCCGGGAACGGACTGACCCGGAGCCGCCCCGTAGAGCAGGCCAAACTGGCGGGAAAGCTGGTCGCCCATGGCGCGGTTAAGCGCAAACGCCTGGGGGTTCAGCTCATACTGGCGGCGCATGGTTTCCAGAGACCTTTGCGGCCCCAGCTCGCGCTCGGTCTGAAGACCGGCCTCGGCGAAGCGCCGCGAGTCCAAGGCCGCCAGATCGGCCTCCAAAGCCCGTTGGCGGGGGAGATACTTGCGGCGTAGCTCATCATCGACCCGCACCATGTCGGGCTGGCGCTCCAGATAGGTCTGAAGGCTGGACTTGTAGAATAACGCATTGGCCTCCGCCGCCCGCATCGGATCGGGCGGGGGAGGAGGAGCTGGGATGGATGGGCCGCCGCCCATTAGCTTAAAGCCTTTCTCATAAATTTGTCGTAGTCGTAGGATCTCCTTAATCCGTTGCGGTTGAAGTTGAGCGTCCTGCGCCGCCCGAATCGGTCGAAAAGGATAACCAGCAGGCTCTTAAGGTAGTCTTTGGAACGACTACCGTGTTCTCTGTCACTACTAGCACCACCCGAAGGGTCGGCAAGTCCGCAGACCGTTAGGTCAACAAACACATCGTCGCCCGTCTCCTCATGCCAGTAATGGCTGGGAGCAGCCCCGCTGGGCAGGCACCTTGCCAGAGCCACCCCGCAAATCTCGTTGTCTTCCCTTTTCCTAACCACGCCCATCAGACCCTTACGCTCAAACCAGCCCACCCAATCCCTAAAGTTAGGCCATCGGCTTTCCGGCACCCCGCTTTCCTCAAGATACTCCACCGCCGTCACGAGATATTCTTCTGCACTTCCATGGTGTCGGGGTTGGCCGCCACCAAGACCGAGCGCACCGAGAGCTTTCGGGCAGGGGACTCAATCTTAAAGCGGATGTTACGCGTCTTGCCAAAGCTACGCAGGCTGTCGGCCCTGCGCTTGACGGTCTGGTTGGAAAGGGTGGCGGGCAAAGTTAGGGGCAGGGTCAGCCCTCCGGCGCTGGTCGTGTCCACGCCCGTCCCCAAGGTGACATCGTTGCTGTCGGTGTCCCGGCGCATGGACAGAGTCGCGTTGGTCGAGCCAGAATAGAAAAACTCAATTTCATAGTGCGAGAGGTGCTTGAGGCTTAGTTTATCGTCAAAGTCGTAAGCCTTGGTGAAAATGCGCGATGTGTAGCTTGTCCCGTAATCCTTGTAATCGGTGTCGTTGTCCAGGCTGCCTTCGGCCTTGTAGCCCAGATAATGTCCCACCTGACCAATGGGGGAGCCGAAAGCCAGCTTGACGGTGTTGGTGGTAAAGCCGCTGGAAAAATTTGTCTCCGTCATTCGGGAAGATTGAATATCCCAAAGACCCTCAAAGGCGTTAAAAATGGCGTTGTAAACCAGAACGTGCGAGCAGGTGGTGGCCGAGTCTAGCGGCAGGGCCAAGAGGTAGCGGTTATCGCTGAAAACCCCGTTGACCTTGGCGATGAAGTTTTTATTGATGCGGGCGATGATGTCCTTGACGCCCTCGGAAATAGGCAGTCCCACCGTGGAGAAGTTGTCGGCCAACGACCGTGCCACGGTGCGGATGCCGTCGTTGGCCAGAAAATAGACGTCCTTGTTGACAAAGGCCACGGATCTTCCGGCCACGCAACCGATCCGATCAGAAAGTTGCTGCACCGTCCATCCCGCCGCCGTTGAGGCCGTGGGGTCAGTCGTGACGAGATAAATCTTGGTGGGCTTGAAGACAAGCATCTGAAAGCCGTAGTAGGGCTGGATGGCGGTGATGTCCTCGCCGTCATCCCCGCCCACGATGATGGAATTGGTTGCCTTGAAGACGGCGGGGTCAAGGATGTCGGAGGCAAAAAGCGTGTTTCGTTCCGTGCCGGTACCCACGGCAAAAAGGCGGTTGGTAAAGGTCTTAATCAGCTTGAGGTTGTTGGGGGCAAGGTGAATGGTGGCCGTGGCGGTGGCCTGGTTTCCGCCCGACCCGGTCGAGATGGTCACGGTCGGCGCGGTGATATAGCCGCTGCCCCCGTTGGTCACGGTAATGCCGGTGACGGCCCCGCCTGCCGCCGTGGCAATCGCCGTGGCAGTGGTTCCACCCGAAAGAGCCGGGGTGCCGATGGCCACGGCAAAGGTGCCTGCGGTGTAGCCGGTTCCAGCCGTGGTCACGGTGATGGAAACCACCTTAGATCCTTGCCGCGTCGAGGTGGTTCCATCCGTCCTGAAAAGCTGGCTGGCCCCGTCCACATAGAAGGCCAGGTCGTTGAGCTGGGCAAACTCCACCTGCACGGAGGTTGAACTATGCGTGCCGTTGGTGGTGGCAAAACTGGTGGCGCTGGTCGAGCGGTACAGCGTCCCGTCGGTGGCCACCAGAAGTTGCTCAATGGTCGGCGTGTCGAAATAGAACATCCCCTGCACATCGCTGGCCGCCGTCGATACGCGGGTGGACATGGTCTCAATCCCTAGGCGGCTTTGATAGTTACCGCTGGGAGTGATCGTCATGTTGAGCGCTTCGCTGACGGCGTTGTTGCCGATTAGGTTGGGAACAAGCCCGGAAACCTGACCGCCCTCAAACGAGGCGGTTCCGGCCACGGCCAACAGGTCGTCGAGCGAGGTGACGTAGTACACGCCTTGGCTCCTTACTCTATCTCTTCGCGGTAAAGTTCGCCCAAGCTGGACGGCGTGATGGTCTTGATACTGCCCACCTGGCTTAGTTCAAAGTTAGCCATGGCGGCTAGGTCGGCGTTGGCACTCTGCACCACGCTGGCGGCCTTCTCGTACTGCCGTTCCCGCTGGAGGGCGTCGGCATGAGTCAGGTCTAGGACAACCTGGTGGGCGTGGGGCAGGCGAAGCTCGTCATCGACCGAATCGTTGGAGGGCGGGAAATCGACCACATAGTTGTTCCTGGTCAGGCATTTTAGTTTCTGCACCACCTTAAGCGTGGTGGTGCCGCTGGTTTGTAAAATCGGGAACAAGTCCAGCTCTGCCGTGCCGCCGGTGTTGCGGCCCCGGAATACATAGCTGGCGGGTGTGCCGGTGCGGTCAGCGTCAAGCAGGCCGGGGTCTTGGCTGATGATGGTTGGCAGATCCACGGCCATCAGCTCCTCGTTCCCGTAAGCCACCGCCAGCGGTGTCTCCACGTTGGAGCCAAGCGTGACGGTGCGGGTCGAGGTGGAGACGGAGTAGGTGGAGTTCGTCACCGTCTCCCGCCAGGGGGCAAAGTTCCAGACCCGGCGGTAGTTGAGGCTGGCGGCTTTCTTTAAGAAAGTGACCGTGTCAGCGTCGGTCTTGCCGACTTTTTCACCGGCGAAGGTGGCGATTTCGGATAACGTCATATTACTCCTTGGGGTACTTGGCCTTGATCTCCTGCCGCTTCACTTCCAAGGCTTGAGCCGCTTCGGGTCTGTTCTCGACCACCTGCTCCCAGAGAGCCACGCCCAGATCGGCAAGGCTTGGGTATTCAGCCGCCCGTTTCTCCGCATAGGTGCGGGTGTCGGGCTGGGGCGG